CGATGGTGGCGCTGTTTCGATACACACTATGAATTATCTTGATTCACCTTCCTCAACAAGCGCATTGACTTACAAAATAAAACTTGGCGGGTTCAACAGCACCACAGTTTATGTAAACAGAACTGGTAGAGATAATGATCTAGCCTCCTATGATGGCAGATTTGTTTCAACCATTACAGCAATGGAGATAGAAGGATGAATCATCAAGCAATCTACAACCTTTATCCTAATGTTTTTTGTATTGATGACGGAATGGGAGCAATGGACAAAGACGGCAACCAAGTTCCGATTGTTCAATCAGATTACGAAACAGAGGTCGCACGACTACAAGCCGAATACGATGCACAAGCATACGCAAGAGCAAGGAAAGAAGCATACCCATCTTGGCAAGAACAAATGGACATGCAGTACCACGATCAAACAGAAGGCTCTCGCACTTGGTTAGATGCTATCGAATCCGTTAAGGAGGCATACCCTAAATGAGTCATATAAAAACGGACAAACTTTCTCCCCGCACCGCTTCAGGAACCGTAACGCTTGGAACGTCAGGCGATACGTTTACTATCCCATCAGGTGTAACGCTAACAAACTCAGGCACTGCTTCTGGATTTGGCTCACCCGCTTACGCATCGAACGCATCGGCAACAGACGATACGGTAAACGTGGATGCAAATGACAACCTTCAGTTCAACTCAGGCTACGGTTCAACTGCTACGGCGTATGGGTGCAGGGCATGGGTGAACTTTAATGGAAGTGGTACTGTTTCTATTTTTGGTAGCGCAAATGTTTCCAGCATTACGGATAACGGTACAGGTGATTACACGGTTAATTTTACAAATTCAATGCCAGACATTAACTACTCATTTCAAGGCTCCGCTTCACACACAGCCGCAACTTCTAACGCAATACATACAGTTGAAGTAAAAACTGGAACGGCTAGAAGCACTAGCAAAACAACATCATCAATTCATCACGAAGTTGTTTATGTTGCTCCAAACGCATATAGAGCAAAATTTGACTATGAAGAAATTTGTATTTCTTATTTTCGATAATTGGTAATCAACATGAAAAGAATAATTTATCCAACAGATGACGGCGGTGTAGCAGTAATTGTTCCTTCTGCTCAATATTTAACAGATCACACCATTGAAGAACTAGCCGTTAAAGATGTTCCTGATGGCAAGACTTATCAAATTATTGACGAGGCTGATGTTCCATCTAATCGCACATTTCGTAACGCATGGGAATACGCAGAATGATTGTTATTAATATTGACAAGGCTAAAGGTATTGCCCACGACATTCGACGTGCTAAACGTGCTGAAGAGTTTGCACCATATGACGAAGTAATTATGAAGCAGATTCCTGACGCTAACGCAACAGAAGCAGAGGCATCAAGGCAAGCAATCAGAGACAAGTACGCCACGATTCAAACAAACATTGATGCGACTGCTGACGTTGAATCTCTTACGACATTGGTGAGTGAATTATGAGCGAAGTAAAAGCAAAGCACCCGAAGCCATGATCAAAGTTCTCGCGCTAACAGCCGCCTTGATGGCTTTACCTTCAATGGCTAGTGACCCGCCAGATGATATTAAGTCTAGGACGGAAACGATCTTGCTTCATTGCGCTCCTTCTCTTGAACGAATGACTGAGTTGCTTGCTGAGACTTGGGGTGAAACCCCAGTCGCTTTCATGGAACTTTCAAGGAGTACGAGAGCGGTAATTTTTACAAACAAAAACTCGACTACAACGTCAATCGTAATTGACATGCGTAGTAAAACAGGCGGCGATGCTTGCCTTCTTTGGAGTGGAAAAAGCGAGGATGGTCTTGGATGGATGGTTAATCCCAATCCCGTATTTCCCGTAACCGATGGATATGGTGCTTGATGGACTCAACAATTGTGATCGACATGCTTCTTGGCTTGGTCGCAATCCTTGCAGGATGGACGTTTAAACGAATCTTTATCTTGCTTGATCGACTGACACAAGAAGACAAAATTCTTCACGCCAGACTTACTGAATTGGCAACGGATTCAATTGGGCGTGAGGAGTTTCAAAGTGCTATCAACCGAGTTATCGATAAGTTGGAGCGGATGGAAAATCGATTAATGGAAAAACAATAAGGGGATACATATGTGGGAGAACGTAAAAAAAACATGGAACGCATTGGACGGAAGAATCAAAATCGTAATCATTATCGTAGCGGGTTTGGCAATTCTTTCCGCGCTCTTTGGATCGCCATCGCCATCAGTGCCTGTGCAGTAGGTTGCACGAATCTCAAAAAAGCGACGGTAACAACAGCGGCGGCGGGAGCAGGTGCGGTTGTTGGGACTGTGATCTCTGGGGGTGCGATTGCTCCAGTAGCGGGAGCCATGACGGGTGCCTTTGTGGGAGATGTAACGACGGAAGTCTTAACAAGCAATACAGCGACTCAGACTATTATTGCGGCTCCTGATAACTTTTTTACAATTTTAGAAAAGTTGGTTGGTATAGGTGGTTGGACGCTCGTTCTCGTATTCATTGTTCCTATGGTTTTTGGGTGGATTTTCCCAAGCCCGTTCGAGCGTAAGAAAAGATGAAAGCACTAGCACTATCTTTTGCAATTGCGTTTTCTGCATCGACTGCGTTGGCTGATGTTTTTGGAAGCAGGGCTTCATTTCTGTTGATGGAATCTGAAGGAATGTCTTTGTCTTATCTGTCAACTAACGTTGACGATCAGTGGAGACTCAACATGGAAAACGCTTTGCTTGCGAATGGCGATACACATATATATGTATATAGTCACAACGAGGGCGACGATGTTGGCGATGTATCTCCGCAACCTAATTGGGAGTCGCGTTTAAACAGACTCAACAATAGAGGGCTGAAGCCTGTCTTTTGGTTGATGGCTGATGACTCACCTACGCTTGCCGCCAAACCACTTTCCTATCACAAGGCGCACAACGCTGAGATCGTAAGACGCTTCGACGATAAGGTCGATCACTACGTCGTCTGCCTTGAGTGTGATGAATACTGGTCAGCGGCTCAAGTGCAATCCTTGGTCGCAGACTTAAAGCAAAGAACAGATAAGCCCGTTGCAGTTCACTTAACCCCATCGTTCAAACCTGAGTATTTTAAAAACGCGGACATTGTATTTGTCCAAACAGGGTTTAACTTAAACGAGGCACAGTTCAGAGCAAAGGTGCAAGAGGCTCTTGATCTTGGCAAGCCTGTAGTTGTCGCCGAATACTCTTTGGACTCTTCCTCTGCAACTGCTCGTCACTATGGCGACATCGCTTGTTCAATGGGTGCAATCGGAACAGGAAACGGAAGAAGCGTTGAGGCTTGCGGACAGAAGCCGCCAGAAAAAGAAAAATGGTACGACGAGTATCAAGATGAAATGATAGTAGCAGGAGTGGCAATGGCAAGTATCTTTGCTGTCACTTACTTTGATCTACCTTTTCACATGAGCGCAACCGAAGAAACGTTTGAGGTTGGGGTAAGCAAGCGAATGGGTTCTCATTTGTTCGGAGTAACTTACTCGGAGAATAGGTCTATCGCGGCTTATTCATTTGAGTTTTAGGTGATACCGTCACGCCTTTTTTTTGACGGTTGGAGTAAGCAAGGAGTGATGACAATGATAAGCATGCAAATGCGGGCGATGGATCGTTTGTTTGAGAACATGATGAAAGAGTTTGATGCGGCGACCCCATTAAAGGCTGTCGATAAGATGTTTCCCAAAGAGGGTGCGTCAGTAAAAATGTATAAGATGACACCGCAAGAGTACGAGTACAAGAAGTGTGGCGAATGCGGAACCCTTCACCTCGTTGAAAAGGAAGATGATGAACCCAGTTCTGATAAAGTGGCTTGACACTGTTGACTCATGCGATTGGAGCGAAGCCGACGATGTTGATGTAAAGGTTATCGAGCAAATTGGATGGGTTGTCTATCAAGATAAAGCGCAAATAAAGATCGCCGACACAAGAGCGGACGACTCGTATTTTGGAATCACAGCGATTCCTCGTGGGTGCGTTATAGAGTTGAGCGGGGAATACCTTTTAGAATCAGAAGATTAGAATCGGCATGCCTGACTCTTAATCAGCGGGTCGTAGGTTCGATCCCTACACGGCCCACCAAATAAAGGACTTAGGAAACTGAGTCCTTTTTTTTGTTCTATAATTCTTGCGTTATTATAGAAGTTATAGAAAAATGCGGGCATGGCTCGACCCCGCTCAAACGATCTACCCGTCAGGATGCAAGAAAAGGCGGGGATGTACTACTACACGCCTCGCTTAAACAACAAGACGGTTTGGCAAAAACTAGGCAGAGATCGAAAGATTGCCATGCAGAAGTGGGCGCGGCTCGAAGGAGGCGGACGTTCCATCGCTGACGCTCTGTCAGAGTATTGTGAGAGCAGTTCATTCCTGAGTCTTGCTGACTCAACCAGAGGGGATTACGAGCGATACATAGACATGTGGATTGAGAAGTTCGGGTGGTACGCGATGGACGATATCACCACAGCCATGCTCTGTGAGTTCGTGTACGAGCGAGGGTACAAAGGAAACAGGGAACTAGCCCCACTCTCAGGGGCTTACAAGGTCGGCCTCAGAAAGCGTTGGTGCGCCTCTAATCCATGTATCGGCGTGATACGGGCGAAGGAGCCTAAGAGGGTTAGGGCAATTCTGACAGAGGATGTGGAGGCAATGAGAGCGTTTCTCCCGCAATGGATGAAAACCGTGGTGGATGTGGCTGTCACGACAGCACTGAGGCAGGGCGACATTATCAATCTCGATCAGTCATGCGTGAAGAAGCAAGGCTTGCTCGTCCATGTCAGCAAGACATCAAGGCCGATTCTGTTTAAGTGGACACCCTTCCTTAAATCGATCTCTTATCCTTTGGTTAACTCTAAGGGAGATCGTTTAAACGAGTACGCTATTCGGTCTGCTTGGCGGCGGGCAAAAAATAAGGCGAATGTCAAAGACCTTCAATTCAAAGACCTTCGACGATTCGCCCTTCAATGCAGGAGAGAGGTTGACAACATTTATTCGGCTATGGAGTTAGCCGACCACACGGACATCAATACAACTAGAATTTATTTAGCAGGGACAGCCGCTAGTGTGGAGCCGTTATCGGTTCCATATCGGACAGATTAAATACAGCAAGGGGTTCAATATCATTGGTTGCGCAACGAGTTTGGTTACCACCCCAATGATATTCAAAGTCAGTGGTTGCGGGTCGCACTCGAAATATTTCTCCAGTATCTTCAAAGCGAACCAGAAAGAATGCGGCAAGTCCGACTGCCTCATAATTCATGGCAACCATCACTTTGTTCAGAGAGACAAACCAAGTGTCAAACTTCTTCTTTCGAGACTTGACCTCATAAACGCATGGCGGCTCATCAACGAAGAAATCAAAACGATACGACATCGACATCTTCTTCGCTTCGGGAAACAGCATATGCATGATTGCCTCTTCACCGTCACGATCTTCTTGTGTTTCAAACATCTGCACGTAGCAATCTCCTTTGAGTGATTGATGTTATCTTGTCGTAATAGCCTTCACCGTCAAGACCTTCAAGCAGAACAATTCCGCGCCACCACGTATGCTCAGTGTCTTTACACCAACCCTCGGTGTACCGCTGATGTGAATAGCAACCCGCGCTTAGTCCGAATATCTTTTGCCCATCGGGGCGTGTCTGTTCCGCATGGTTATACAGATGTGAGTGACCCTGAACGGCAGAACAATGGAGTTTGGAGATCAGCGCATGCCCTACATGGGTGTTTGAGATAGGTCTGCCTGATACTCCAGATGAAAAGTAATGGGAAAACGAGATTCCTTTGAGGGTTAAGGATCGTTTAAACGGCGTACATTTCCACCCATACTTCTCATACTGGAGATCGGACACTCCAATTGTTCCGTGAAGTTCTGCTTGCGCGTTGACTGCGCGGTCAATCCTGTCCTCATGGTTACCCAACGTCATAAACAGTTTGGGCTTGTACTGCTTCTCCTTGTTCTTGCGCTTCTTCGCATTGTGCTGTCGAAGAGATAGGAACAATTGATCTTGCGCGTCGAGTGCAGACTCAATGTCTTTTCGGTATCGGCGACCTTCAAAACCTTTCGTTCCTTTGTCGTACAAACTAAGGCTAGGCATGTCGGCGAAGTCACCCAAGCACACGATAACCTCTGGCTTCTTCTTGATAATGAACTCACCCAACGCATTGAACCTCTCGTTGTCGTAGTCCGCGGACGCATGAGCGTCAGGAATTATTAGCAAGTTCACGATTGCGTACCTCTCTTTTTATGGCTGTGTCTCGTTCTTCAGGTGTGTTGTAAATGCACCCGCTCACAAACAGATACGTTTTCTTTGAATCGGAAAGAAGGAATCCATAACGATCATCAATGCCTCGCATTCTTTCAGCCCGATAGTCTGTTCCTTCGATGTAACCAAAGTTGAATGCCGAACCCCGTTGCCAGTCAATCTTCATGCCCATACTCGGACAGAAGATGATTGATGTAGTCGCGACATTTCTTGAGGTCTGCGACAGCAGTGCCTTTCGCTTTGTATCGGGTGATGTATTTCACAACGCACCCTTCTGCAAAATTCATACCGTGTGACTGTATGAACTTGATCGGCTCTATCCCGCCGCTGTAGTGAAAAGGTGTTCTCTTCATATCTCGCAAGCCCCTCCCGTGCATGCCAACTCTTGTGATGCAATCGTTGTGTCATCCACTTCGATCACTGTATTCCAGTCAACTGCAGTTGACATCGGCTTGAAATTTTTTTTGGTTATGTCTTCGTATGGTGCGGCTTCGTAAGTGTGTGCATCATCCGCCGATGGAAGGAACGATACGCCAGACAAAATGTCGAAGTTGTTGTACACCCATGCGCCGACATCCATCCACTCATCCTCCTTGACATAGACCGTGACGCTTGGCTTGTGTTCGCACCAGTGCAAAGCAAACCGTTTCCAAATCTCAAGATGTTCTATCGCATTGATGTCGTGTCGAGTGATCGATCCTTTTGGTGACTTGTGGTGAAACTCAAAAACCCAAGCACTTGCGTTATATGGATCGGTTTGATACGGAACATTTGCGTCAATCAGTGCTTGGCTGATCGGGTCTTTCTTGTCATTGCGAACACGACGAATATGATAATCGTTATAGCGAGGATGGATGCCACTGCTACTATCAACCAACTGAGAAACAGTGCCACTAGGCTTAACGCAAGTAACAGCACTAGCGTGATTGATACCCAGTTTGTCTGCCCACTCCTTGTTCGTTTCGACTGCTGTGTCACGTAAAGACCTCAACTGTTTTTCCGATGCGTCCATCAGGGCAGGGCAGTCCATAATCCCTGTGAGTGATACGCCTAACAATGCTTCTTCTTCTGTGTTCCTTTTCCAAGAGGGTGATAGATAGCGGAAGTCAGTGAGTGTGGCTTGAAGTGTTCCCGCTATCGCGGCTAGTTTTACTTTGCGGTGAATGTCAATCATCCTGTCACCCTCACGACACACGACCTCGCTGAGATTGCAGAATTGTTTGGGCCTCAACACGATCTCACTGCACGGGTTAGTCCCGAATTCATAGTCTGGATCGCGCCGCTCTGGTAGCAGACTCTTGGTGGCGGCACGATTGAACATTCCACGCTCACCGCTTCGGCTCTCGTAAAGTGATGTCCACTCCCGCATAAAGATTCCCATGTCGGGCTTCTCGGTGTAGCACACGCTGTTGTTTGCCAACGCCCGTTGCGGATTCTCTGCCCACCACTGCCCGCTCTTGGCTCGTTGCATCCGCTCATCAGTCAAATTGGATAGGGATATAGTGGCACTCCTACGCACACCGCCCACGACCACTGCCTCACCAATGAAGCAGACTAAATCGTGACACTCAATGCTCGTGAGCCGCCGACCCATAGATGTTTTAAAGACTGCAACAAAGTGTTTAAACAGATTGTTAAGCGGCTCTGGCCCTGACGCTCTGCCGCCGAATGTCTTGAGTCGTGCGCCCGAAGGTCTGACTTTTGACAAGTCCCAAGTCGGAACCTGTCCCGCATACAGCAGGGAGATAAGTTCCTTCAGTGCTTTAGCCCAACCAATCTTTGAGTCACGGACATGGATAACTGTTTCTGTCTCATGGAAAGAGGTGGCGACTTCGGGTAACTGGTTGATGTACTGACGCTCGACGCTGAAGCCCACGCCTGTCCCACACATGAGGATGTACATGATCTCATCGAAAGCACGGGGAGAATCAATGGCAGTGTATGAGCAATTGAATCCCGCCACGTTGTCACGGTCAAGCGCACCCGCACCTCCCGCAGTCATCATGCACCTCATGCTCGGCATGACTTCCATTTCCGTGATGGCTTTACGCAGTGAGTCAAGATTTAGATCAGTCCTCTTCTCAAAGAATGAGACATACCTATCAACTGTCTCGTCCCAATTCTCCCGCCGCTGATGCTCGTCAAGGTAGCGGGCGTACCTGCTCTTGTGAATAAACTCTTGGTATGTGTTCATCAGAATGGGAAATCGTCTGCGGTGCTTTTGAAAGACTCAGGCACTTCACTGAATGAGTCACGGTTCTCGCGCTTCTTCAGAAGTTGAACGGCACTGAACACGACAGTAACGCCTTTGTTCGGCCCCTTCTCGTATGGACAGAAGGCAAGTTTGACTCGGCATGTGTCTCCCGTTTCAATGTTGGACGGGTCAAGATCGTTTCCATCTTGATCAACAACGCGAGGTGGTCGTTTGGTCTTGGCTTTCAAAACAATCTGTCCGCTTGTGAATTCGTTGTTGCCTTCTTTGATTGGGTTGTGACCTTTACCGTCTGTTTGATCAGCCTGTTTAAACGCCTTCTCAATAGCGGCGGCATCGTCCGAGTCTTTAGGCCAACGCATTGTTAGCGTGTACCGACCCGTATCTTCTCCGTCAAACTTCTCAGTTTCTTTAAGAGATGGGAACATAACTTTAGTGGGGGATGTTTCAACGTTCACGATATCCATTTGTTTTCCTTAGTTAGAATGGTTTAGGGTTGAGAGGACAAAATTTTGAAACGGTGCAGTAATCGGCGCACCGCATGAAACCACCTTCACGCTTGTGAATGTGATGAGCATCGTTATCGATGCCGTTCTGTTCCATGTAGGCTTGTGCTTCTTCTTCAGAATTCAAAACGCGGACGGCAGTCTTGCGACCTTCCTTCATCACCGCAAACTTGTCGGGCTTTTTCCAACGCTCTTCGTCTGAACAGGTCGGCTCTTTATCGAAGTGGGCGGCAAGTCTTGATCGAATGAACTCCAGTGTTTCTTGCTCAGACCAAAGGCGAAGCGGAACCATGACGATAGGGTTGCGCGGGTAGCCGTCATCCCATCTCTTGGATCGTTGCCAATCTTTTAGGATTGCGGCGACTTCAACAGCGTCAACCTCCATATTGTTTTGCTTGGCGGCGTAGGCTTGAATGTTTAGTTGAGCCTCCCATTGACTTCCTTTGTCAAATATAATTGACCACACAGACGTAGTTTTAATGTCGGTGATTTTCGCAAGCCGCCCCTCATAGACATCGTACTGTGCCGAGATGGTGTACCCATCGACCTCAAAGTACAGCCGCTTCTCGCACACGACATCAGCGTTGTTGACGTTGGCTTCTTCAAAGATAGAGTGGATAGCAGTTCCCATCGCAGACGGAAGCATGTCGAGCGCATCCTTTTCAATCTCTTTCTTATGCTCCTTCATTAAGGATCGAATCAACGGGCTGTCAATCAAACCAGTCGCGCTGATGTCGAAAGAGGGTGCGCCTTTCGCATAATTGTCCATCGTCAATCCGCGCACCAGCCAATCCGGATAGTTCTCTTTGTTGCTATACCTCATCGATCAGCCCCAAGATTTCTAAAATATCGGTAGGTGGAATCTTGTTCTTGAAACCCCATGACCTTGCACAACTTCTCACATGTTCCTTGTAAATTTCCTGAAGGTCGCCCTTTCTACCACGGAACGCATCAGTTGCTAACTTCTCCGCGGCATCGCGCTCAACAAAGAAGAGGGTGTTATCCATTAAAGATTCTTTTTCAATTGGTTGCATTTTTAATTCCTAATTCTGCGGCGAGTCCTTCCGTTCTCGCGATGAGATCAGACATCTGATCGGTAGTTAATTCATTCGTTGACAGCAGTCTGTGTTTTACCTCACCGTTGAACTCATACGATGAGACACCCAAGAAATTTTCTTTGCAGTAGTCCTTTATCTCCGCGACTGTGTTGCCTGTCTCGCTTGCAATCTCTCGGCACAAGCCGTGAAACATGTTGTTCTGTTCAAGTGATCGGCTGTACCGATAGGGTCTTACTATTACCTCATGTGTATGGGAGGTATCCCACACTTGTTGAATTAGGTTGACACATTGGTCAAACGAAAACTTGCCATTCGTAAGCGTCCTAAATTTCACAGCAGTCCGTCCAGATGTAAAAGGTTCTGGGTTCTGAACACACCTTCTGCGTGGAACAACCTCAATTCCCCTCTTGAAAATGGTGTCTTCATCCGACCATCGATAGCGTCGTGACAACCGTGACATGCTATCGCAACCATAAAATCGGGGGGCTTCTGACCCACCCCGTTTAAACCCGCTAAACGGTAGTGGGCCATCACCGATGTTGAAGGGTCGCCCGTGCAGATCATGGGTATCCTGACCTGACATTGCATGCCCCTCGCATATGCTCGTATCTTTGACATTGAAAAACATTTTACTTTGAACCTGTTTAAATGTCAACCAAGTTTTACATCTTATGTCATCCGAGATTGCAACACATCGTCCGTCACAAAGTCGGCATCGACATCGTGACCACGCGCTAACATCCCGTATGCTTTGGCAACTGCTTTGGCCTTCTCTTCAATCGGTAGATTTTTGAAGGCTTCATCAACAACTGCCATTGCTTTCATAAGTAGATCGACTCTTAGTTGACCTGATTTCTTTT